CTTGAATCGCGGGAGAATTTGCCATTTCAGTGGCAACACGACCCTCAATCGCAGCCCTGACGTCGTTGTAAGTGCTGCTCATGACTCTGCCTCAATCCGTGCCGCAAGCGTAGGAATCAAGCGCTGCACACGCTTAGACGTAGCCTCAATCCAACCAGGGCCGCCAGTCTGAATACTGCTGCCTTCGCCAGGATTTGCCCAAGTCGTAACCTCACGCATTGGGTTGTATCGCGTGACCTGCCTGCTACCACTGCCAGGGGCTGCAGTTGCAAGCTTTTCTGCATACGGCAGATTGTTGTAAATAACGTAAGTGTTGCCAGCCTTTTCCTTGGTATAACCAATTTTTCTCGGCTGCTCAGGGTTTGGCAGCGGGTGAAGCAATCCTGGCGACTCCCCTGCAAATGTTGCGCTGTTTTCACCGACAGCCCAGCTAGCGCGAAAACGCCCGGTATCAACCGGGCTTTTCTGCACCAACGATTTGTAAGTCTCGGCAACGGCTGCAGCAATCAGCTTGTTGTATTTGCCTTCGACATACTTGCCAACATGTTCAAGCTTGATCTGCTGCGCCATCTCAAGACCTCAAAATCAGCTCATAAGTCAACGGCGTGTTGTCTTGCTCAATCGTGTTAACGCTAATAATTTGATACACAACAGAGCTAATCACGACTCGATCCTTAGTCCCCGGAGCCGTAGCCAAGTCGTTTGCGGCCACAATCAAACGACGATCTTCAGCTTGAATCAGATCGTTGACCTCAGCTTTGGTCACGTCTTGAACAACACCTTTGATGTTCGTGTCGCTAACTGTCTCCGCAGCCGCGCCAGTCGTCGTGTTGTAAGCACCAGTCGTAACGTAGCGAATCGTTACATCACCGCCGAGTCTGGCAATGACCTTGGTGGCCGTTCTCTCCAGAGCTTTGGCGATACTCATCAGGCTTCGTAAGCAACGACAGTGCCACTCGTCAGCGTAATACTCGTAACTTCAAGACCTTCGATGCAAGCCGAAGCGCTGACGTTGATTCCATTGATCGTTGACGATCCGTTCTCGGTGATCGCCGAAGATGTCATCGATGCAATCACCGAATCTTCAAGCGCCATGATTTTCACGAATCGGCCGGTCTGGGCTGATGTGTTCGTGATGATGGTCGCCTTAGTTGGCGCGTACCCATAACCCATGACTAGCTCCTTCGGATGGCGACATTTCCTGGCCCACTAATTCTAAGGCTCGTCAAGTACCTTTCAAACATTGGCGGGACATGATCAGCACCAACAGCACCAGTTTTGTCAGGCGTCACGTCAATGCTGCCAATCTTGACGTTCTTAAAGTCGTTCAGGCCGCTTAGACCAATGCCATCAACATTGTTGTGCAGATAAACCGCCAGCTCAATTTGAGCACGTTTGATCTGGTCAGGAATTTCCGTGTCAGTGAAATAATCCTCTGAGATGCGAAACGGAAACCCCGTCGCATAGGTGTTGACATAAGTGTCAGGCTTGCGAACACCAGTGCGAGGCCATTGCAATGCCTGCGTGTCTGTTGCCCGTGCGCCCAAAAAACGCTCTCGATCAAGACGCTGCGTAGCTGCTGCTAGCGCTCGATTGCGTGTGTCATCAGTGCCTGTGTCCCACTTGGCAGCATCAGTGCTCAGCACCATTGCCTCAACGTAAGCGTCAGCCTCAGCCAGCGTTATGTAGCTGTTGGCGCTTGCGTCGCCCGCTGTTGCGTTGATTGTTACTGCCATCGGGCTTCACGGTAGAAGTCTTTTTAACCGGGCTTACAGAGGCAGAGGCCGCCGCTTGCGCAGCAGCCTCACGCTCCTTAGCTCGCCGGAAAGCGAACAGACCCATCAGGAGCTAGCGCCCTTGAGAGCCACAAAGTTGAGGACAATCGCCTCAGACAGTGAACCACCAGACACGTTGCTGACAGTAATCGCAAAGGATCCTGCGGCAATAGTGTTGGCTTGAACCAGATAAGAACCAGCGGTGCCGCCGGAACCATGGTTCACAACAACCACATCAGTGGCTGCAACTTCACTGTTGGTCACGGTGAAAGACACTTCAACGCCTGCTGCCAGGGCAGCGCCGTTCATCGTGATTTGACCAGAGGCAGTGTTCAGAGTCACGCCAGTGGATTTATCGGTGGCCTGAGTGACAGTGCCGCCAGTAGTCGGGCCAATCAGTTTGCCCGCTGTTGCCTCAAAAATGGATGCCATGGTTAGTTACCTCAGTCAAGGTTGCTTGTGTTGGTAACCCGCACGATTCCAATGTTGTTGGTCTCGTAAACCTTGGTCCAGTTGCCCACGGTTTCCAGTTGTGCCCGAGTCGGGTTGGAAACAGCGGTTGACCACTTGGCACCAATCGGGTGATAAACATAGTGAAGGTCGATGCTCATTGCATCGGACTTCGCCAAGATGTCGCGATCAGTTTCAGTCTGAAGACCAAGCTGTTCGCCAGAACCGATAGAGCCCTGAGTGAACAGATATGTGGCGTACTCAGTGTTGGGAGCAGCGCCAGTGGTTTGCAGGTCAGCAGACACGATCACACGCAGACCCATAAAGGTCGGAACTTGCACGCTGCCAAAAGCAGGAGCAGTCGAACCCTGAGTTGCGCTGGTGTCAGGTGCGCCAGTGTTGTCGTAGATGAAGTCAATCGCACGACGCTCCATCAGGTCGTAATAGACCTTGGGGTGCATAGCGATAGCGGTGAGCTTTTCACCTTGATCACCCAGCAGAGACTTGGCTTCGACAATTTGACGAGGGCCAAGCACGGTTGGGGTGTCACTGGTTGCACCGTCAACAGTCAGACCTGCGAAGGAAGCAGAGCTGTTGTCATCGACAGCACCAAACACACCGGCTAGGCAGGACAGCAGATCCTTTTGACGCTGGTTGGCGATGTAATCAGCAATCTTTGCGCCGATAGCAGCCATCGGGTCAGAGCCGGCAGCCAGAGCAGCCAGATCGCGGGACTCGAAAGCGCGACCACGGTGCAGAACAGCAGCGACCTGCTTATCTGCAGTGATCTTGCCAGGGGTCAGAGAAGAGCTATCGGTCAGACGCTCAAAATCGCCTGACAGGTTTGCCTTGTAGAAAGGCACTTGGATGAAATCACCACCATCCTCTGAAGCGTTCAGTTCAGCCATAGGTTGCACCACACCGCTAGCCAAAAAGGCATCACGCTGAGTAGTAGCTTCCAAAACATATGGCGTGAACACCTCAGGGATGATGATGTCAGAGCGAAGAGTCGCCATGACAGATCCTCAAAAATGGTGTTTACGGTGTGGGCACGGCCCAATTTGGCTCAGCACGGCTTTGCCTTAACAAACATATTAACGGCTGGCAGCAGCTTTCAACCTTTCATACAAATCCCGATCTGTACGGAACAGCCGAGATTGCTCCGTCAAGTTGAAAGTATCCTTGGCAAATGGATTTTTAGTGCCCGGCGGAATATCGCCACCCATGCTGCGCCCAGACGGCGCACCACTGCCAACAGGCTTCGGCGCCTTCTGCATGTAGCTGGGCAAGGTCTTGGCCCATTCACCAATCGGCTTGCGCTCGTAACCATTGACGACAACAACAGTGCCGTCAGCTTCGCGCTCAATTTGATCTGGCTTCAACAGATCAGCCTTAAACACAATGCTCGGATCATGCACTACATCAGCCAATGCAGTGTTAGCCGGTGCGATCAATTCAAGCTCTCGGACCTTTGCTTCAAGTTCCTTGATGCGCTGGTCCTTTGCCTCCGACGCCTCACGGAATTGCTGCTCCAAAGCCTGTCGTGCTTCGGTGTACTTGCCCTGTTTTTCCAGGTCTGCTTGCTCTGCCTTAGCTTTGAAGTCCAGTAACTCCTGAATATCAACGCCATCAGGAACGGTCTTAGCTTGCTTGAGCTTTCCGATTAGCTCAAAATTTTTCTTTTCAAGAGCTTCGATGCTGTTCTTGAGCGCGCTTAGCTCAGCATTGTTTGGAGCGGCCGGAGACGTAATCTCCTGATTTTGCTCGTCAGACATGAATAACCCGTAAGGTTAATTTGCCTCACCACTTTACTTTGTCTGCCCAATATGCAGCAGACGTTTTTCCTTTTGCGATGTTTTTTGCATGGCGCGCTTTGAAAGACTTGCGCTTTGCTTTGTCTGCAGCGCTTTCGCCTTTGCGCGGAGGTTTCGTCTTGGCGCCCTGCTGGCCAAACCGAATCAACTTTGGCTTATCGTCAACCTTGACGACAACAGCGTGGCTTTTGCCGCTCGGATGGTTTGGCGTACGAATGGGCCTATCAAAGCCCT